AGCGGCGACCAGAATCTGCTGATGGCCCCGGTTTTGCTGTGGCTGCGTGATAACCAGCCCGATGCCATCAATAATCCCGCTTTACGGGAAAAGTTATTCACCTTTGAGGTGGATATTCTGCGCAACGATGTCTGTGATATCAGCCTTAACCTGCAACTGACGGAACGTGTGCTGGTCAGCACTGACGGCACAGTGTCCAGCGTTGAAGCTGTAGCGGAACCCGATGAACCTGAAGAAATGTGGACGGTGAAACGTGGCTGAATTGCAGAAGGTGGACGACTGGCTGAGTGCCTTGCTGGCGAATCTGGAGCCAGCCGCAAGAAGCCGTATGATGCGCCAGCTGGCGCAGGAACTGCGCCGGACACAGCAGCAGAATATCAGGATGCAGCGCAATCCTGATGGCAGCAGTTATGAACCGCGCAGGGTAACAGCACGCAGCAAAAAAGGCCGCATCAAACGTCAGATGTTTGCAAAGCTGCGCACCACAAAATACCTGAAAACTGCCGCCAGCGCCGACTCTGCCAGCGTACAGTTTGAAGGCAAGGTGCAGCGTATTGCCCGTGTTCACCATTACGGCCTGCGTGATCGCGTCAGTCGCAAAGGACCGGAGGTCCGTTACGCAGAGCGCCGCCTGCTGGGTCTTAATGGTGAGTCTTATGTTCTAACTCTTGATATATTGAATAGATTCCTTCTGTCTTGAATTCACCATATGCCCAATGAATTGCATTTTTTTGTTCAGTTAGAATATATTTCCTAACTTTTTTAGAATAGTGAATGGTCAGTATAAAACCCAAAGAAATCCATAATAGAATAAATATAGTTGTTGGGGCAAAGGAATAGATAAAAAATTTGTCTTTAACGAAATTCTTGACTTCTTCATCAATGTAAGCATTCCCTTCATCAGTGGTTAGTAGTTTACAAAGAATTTCTTTATGTTCGATAGTTAATGATTTGTACTTCTCTGTACTGGCAGAGGATGACTCTTCGCAATCATCCTTTGATATTTCCCAATCAGGAGTGGTTAATATTGTAGCTGCAGTCGCCATTTTTTTTGACATATAAAATGATTCACCGGACTTTATCCAATAAAGCAATGTGCTATTTGGTGGGGTTCTAATGGCTTGGATGAAAACTGGACCAAAAAGATAAATTGCACACAAAAAAAGAAGCGAAAATAGAACCGTGAATGATTTTTCAGCCCATGTGATAGTAGGCAGCCTTTTTAATGATATTTTTATAAGAAAAAAATTTAATATAAACGCAGGTATTCCTGATTTTTTCAAAATTACATCATGAGATTTTCTATATTTGAATAGTGCTCTTATAACTATCGTCACCAAAGTTATAACAGCTCCAATAATGGAAATCCATGCGGCAAGTGCCGCTGCTGGGGTGTTTAAAAATTCAGCATTAAATATATTAGAACTTATTGGATTCATAACACTCATTTATCCACCTATTGGTTGTTTTTTATCCTTTTGTCAATTTGTACCATCGATACCACAATTTGCAAGAAGTTATAAACAAATTTTCATCTGTCATCATATATCTATGAACGCACAATTAACCGAAATCATGCGCCTTATCACCAACCTGATCCGCACAGGTGTAGTTACCGAAGTGGACCGGGAGAACTGGCTTTGCCGGGTGAAAACAGGCGACCTTGAAACCAACTGGATCAGCTGGCTGACGCTGCGTGCCGGGAATGCCCGCACATGGTGGCGACCATCGGAAGGTGAGCAGGTGGTGCTGCTGAGTCTGGGCGGCAATCTGGAGACTGCCTTTGCGCTGCCCGCTGTCTATTCGAATCAGTTCGCACCACCGTCGACGTCGGCGGACGCCTGCGTGACAGAACATCCTGACGGTGGCTGGTTTGAATATGAACCCGCCACCGGGCGCTGGTATGTCAGGGGCATCAAATCAATGGTCATTGAGGCCGCTGATAACATCACCATGAAAACCAGTGAGTTTGTACTGGAGGCTGACCGCACGCGCATTAACAGCGAAGTGGTGATCAATGGTGGCGTTACCCAGGGCGGCGGAGCGATGAGTTCTAACGGGATTGTGGTTGATGCACATCAGCATACTGGCGTCCTGAAAGGCGGCGATACAACCGGAGGCCCGGTATGACGCTTTATAGCGGGATGAACAATACCAGCGGCAAAGTCATTACTGATATTGATCATCTGCGCCAGTCGGTGCGGGACATTCTGCTGACACCGCAGGGTAGCCGCATTGCCCGCCGGGAATATGGTTCCCTCCTGTCGGTTTTAATAGATCAGCCACAAAATCCGGCATTACGCCTGCAGGTCATGTCGGCAGTGTATGTGGCGCTGAGTCGCTGGGAGCCACGGCTGACGCTGGATTCCATCACCATCAACAGCAACTTTGACGGTTCTATGGTGGTGGAGCTGACCGGGCGGCGGAATAACGGTGTGCCTGTGTCCCTTTCCGTATCAACAGGAGCAGAGAATGGCAGTGATTGACCTTTCGCAGTTATCTGCGCCGCAGATTGTGGATGTGCCGGACTTTGAGACGCTGCTTGCCGAACGCAAGGCAGAATTTGTGGCGCTTCATCCGAAAGATGAGCAGGAAGCAGTGATCCGCACGCTGGAACTGGAATCTGAACCCGTCACCAAATTATTGCAGGAGAACGCTTATCGTGAGTTGCTTCTGCGCCAGCGTATTAACGAAGCCGCGCAGGCGGTGATGGTGGCTTATGCGATGGGCGGCGATCTGGACCAGCTCGCTGCCAACTACAACGTGAAACGCCTGACGGTGACGCCTGCTGATAATGACGCTGTGCCGCCCGTTGCGGCTGTGATGGAAAGCGATGAAGCGTTACGCCTGCGTGTGCCTGCAGCCTTTGAAGGACTTTCAGTTGCGGGGCCAACTGCCGCTTATGAATTTCATGCACGAAGCGCCGACGGTCGGGTGGCGGATGCCAGTGCAACCAGTCCGGCACCTGCAGAGGTGGTGCTGACTGTCCTTAGCCGCGAAGGCGATGGAACAGCAGAAAAAGACCTGCTGGATGTGGTGGAGAAAGCCCTGAACAGTGAGAACGTCCGCCCGGTGGCTGACCGTCTGACGGTTCGCAGCGCAGAAATCATCCCGTACCGCGTGGAAGCTACCATTTTTCTCTATCCGGGGCCGGAAGCAGAGCCGGTAATGGCAGCGGCAAAAGCCAGCCTGCAGAAGTACATCGCCAGTCAGACGCGGCTTGGTCGGGATATTCGCCGTAGTGCCATCTTTGCCGCCCTGCATGTTGAGGGTGTGCAGCGTGTGGAGCTGGCTTCACCGCTGGCGGATGTGGTCCTGAACAAAACACAGGCGGCATCATGTACGCAGTGGAGCGTAACCAACGGAGGAACGGATGAATAGTCTGCTGCCACCGGGTTCAACACCACTGGAGCGCCGACTGGCGCAAACCTGCAGCGGGATTTCTGATCTGCAGGTGCCGCTTCGTGACTTGTGGAATCCGGCAACCTGTCCGGTCAGTTTCCTGCCTTATCTCGCCTGGGCGTTCTCTGTGGATCGATGGGACGAGGGCTGGACGGAAAGCGTCAAACGCCAGGTGGTAAAGGATGCTTTTTATATACATCAGCATAAAGGAACCACCAGTGCCGTGCGGCGGGTGGTGGAGCCGTTCGGCTTCCTGAACCGCATTATTGAGTGGTGGCAGACCGGAGAAACACCGGGCACGTTTCGCCTGGACATTGGTGTGCAGGACCAGGGCATCACTGAAGATACCTATCTGGAACTTGAGCGACTGATAAGCGATGCCAAACCATGTAGCCGTCACATGATCGGCATGTCCATCAACCTGCAGACCAGCGGCCCGCATTGGGTGGGAGCCGCCAGCTATCTTGGCGAAGAAATCACGATCTATCCGTATATCAACGAAACAATTATTTCCGGCGGCACCGCGCATGAAGGCGGGGCGGTCCATGTTATTGACACAATGAGAGTGAATCCATGAGCACAAAATTTTATACCCTGCTGACGGATATTGGCGCGGCGAAACTTGCCAGCGCCGCCGCGCTCGGTGTGCCTTTAAAAATTACCCATATGGCGGTGGGCGATGGCGGCGGAGTATTGCCGACGCCGGACGCAAAGCAGACTGCACTGGTAAATGAGAAACGCCGGGCTGCGCTGAATATGCTCTATATCGACCCGCAGAACAGCAGCCAGATTATTGCTGAACAGGTGATCCCTGAAAACGAGGGCGGTTGGTGGATACGTGAAGTGGGCCTGTTTGATGAGTCAGGGGCATTGATTGCCGTGGGGAACTGCCCGGAAAGCTATAAACCGCGACTGGCTGAAGGCAGCGGGCGCACCCAGACCGTGCGCATGGTGCTGATAACCAGCAGCACGGACAATATCACCCTGAAAATCGACCCTGCCGTTGTGCTGGCAACCCGCAAGTATGTGGATGACAAGGCACTGGAGCTGAAGGTGTACGTGGATGATCTGATGGCAAAACATCTTGCCGCACTGGACCCGCATTCACAGTACGCGCCAAAAGCCAGCCCGACGTTTACCGGAACCCCCAAAGCACCAACGCCAGCGGCGGGGAATAATACCACGCAACTTGCGACCACCGCGTTTGTTCAGGCGGCACTGAAGGCCCTTATTAATGGTGCGCCAGCCACGCTGGACACGCTGAAAGAAATAGCCGCAGCCATAAACAATGACCCGAAATTCAGCACCACCATTAACAATGCGCTGGAACTAAAAGCGTCACTGTCAAGTCCGGCACTTACCGGGACGCCAACAGCGCCGACTGCGGCACAGTCGGTCAACAATACACAGATTGCCACTACGGCTTTTGTGAAATCGGCGATTGCAGCAATGGTGGGTTCTGCACCTGCTGCACTGGATACATTGAATGAACTGGCGGCGGCACTGGGGAATGATCCGAACTTTGCCACAACAATGCTTAATGCGCTGTCAGGCAAACAACCGCTGGACAATACGCTGACTAATTTGAGTGGAAAAGATGTTGCTGGTCTTCTCGCATACCTTGGTTTGGGAGAAGGTTCGGCATTACCCGTTGGTGTGCCTGTTCCGTGGCCTTCAGCCACACCGCCTACTGGCTGGCTGAAATGCAACGGTGCGGCTTTTTCTGCCGTTGAATATCCAAAACTGGCGAAGGCTTACCCGACAAATAAATTGCCTGATTTACGTGGTGAGTTTATTCGTGGCTGGGATGATGGGCGCGGGGTAGATTCTGGTCGTTCCCTACTTTCGGCACAAAATAGTCTTTCTTTCGATCACCGTCATTTCTTACCAACTGCTTACGGAAGTGGTGGTGATGGATTGATGTCTGCTGTTTTCAAAGATGACAATAGTGCAATGTCATACTATCCAGCAGGAACAAATGAATATAATGCGAATCCATCATCAGGGACAATCCTCCAAACATATTCAGCGAGAAATACTGATGGTTCAGATAAATTCGGTAACGAATCACGTCCACGAAATATTTCATTTAATTATATCGTGAGGGCTGCATAATGGGTGGAGCTGTATTAAATGATGCGCTGATCGCGGTAAAGGCAGGGGATATTACCGTTTATAACTATGATAATGGGACACAGGAATATATCTCAACATCAACCGAATATCTTGCTGTCGGTGTCGGTATCCCGGCATGTTCTTGTTTAGATGCACCTGGTACACATAAAACGGGTTATGCAATTTGCCGCTCAACGGATTTGAACTCGTGGAAATATGTGCCAGACCATCGCGGTGAAATTGTTTATAGCACCGAAACGGGAGAACCAAAAGAAATCACAGCGCCAGGGGATTACCCTGAAAATATGACCACTATCGCTCCGTTAACACCATACGATAAATGGGATGGTGAGAAATGGGTAACCGATACCGAGGCACAATACGGTGCCGCAATAGAAGCGGCAGAAGCACAGCGCCAGTCACTGATTGATACTGCAATGGCTTCAATTAGTCTGATTCAACTGAAATTGCAGGCCGGGAGGAAGCTGACGCAGACAGAAAACACCCGACTTAACGCCGTGCTGGATTACATTGACGCGGTGATGGCAACGGATACCAGCACTGTACCTGATATTTACTGGCCCGAATTACCTCAATTTTAAATTCCTACCCCCGCGTCTGCGGGGCTTTTTTCATCACCGTTGTGCCATTCTCCATACAAATCCCAATTCGTGCATCCTGTGCGTATCAACCAGAACATAGTCAGACCTACTCTACAACCGGAGAGACTGCCTTATGGCTCAGGATTACCACCACGGGGTGCGCGTTGTTGAAGTCAACGAAGGTACCCGATCCATTACCACGGTGAGCACCGCCATCGTGGGCATGGTCTGCACGGGCGATGATGCCGATGCAAAAATGTTTCCTCTTAATAAACCCGTGCTGATCACTGATGTGCTGACTGCCAGCGGTAAAGCGGGTGAGTCCGGCACGCTGGCCCGTTCGCTGGATGCCATCGCTGACCAGGCAAAACCCGTGACCGTTGTTGTGCGTGTGCCGCAGGGTGAAACGGAAGAAGAAACCACGACCAATATCATCGGCGCAGTGACTGCTGAAGGTAAAAAAACAGGCATGAAAGCCCTGTTATCTGCCCAGACACAGCTCGGCGTTAAACCGCGCATTCTCGGCGTGCCAGGTCACGATAACAAAGCCGTTGCGACTGAGTTGCTGAGTGTGGCGCAAAGCCTGCGTGGGTTTGCCTACCTGTCAGCGTATGGCTGCAAGACGGTACAGGAGGCGATCACTTACCGTGAAAACTTCAGCCAGCGCGAAGGAATGCTGATCTGGCCCGACTTTACTGGCTGGGACACGGTGCTGAATGCCGAAGCAACGGCATATGCCACCGCCCGTGCGCTTGGTCTGCGTGCCAAAATTGATGAGCAGACTGGGTGGCACAAAAGCCTGTCCAACGTGGGCGTGAACGGTGTCACCGGAATTTCTGCAGATGTGTTCTGGGATCTGCAGGACCCGGCAACCGATGCAGGTCTGCTGAACCAGAACGACGTCACCACGCTTGTGCGTAAAGACGGTTTCCGCTTCTGGGGTTCCCGCTGCCTGAGTGATGACCCGCTCTTTGCTTTCGAAAACTACACCCGCACGGCGCAGGTGCTGACGGACACAATGGCAGAAGCGCACATGTGGGCAGTGGACAAACCGCTGAACCCGTCGCTGGCGCGCGACATTATCGAGGGCATCCGCGCCAAAATGCGCAGCCTGGTCAGTCAGGGGTATCTCATTGGTGGTGATTGCTGGCTGGACGAGTCGGTGAACGACAAAGACACTCTGAAAGCCGGAAAACTCACCATCGACTACGACTACACGCCAGTGCCGCCACTTGAAAATCTGATGTTGCGTCAGCGCATCACCGATCAGTACCTGGTGAATTTCGCCAGCCAGGTCAGCGCGTAAGGGGACAACATGGCTTTACCACGCAAATTAAAACACCTGAACCTGTTTAACGACGGGAACAACTGGCAGGGGATCGTTGAGTCGCTGACGCTGCCGAAATTCACCCGCAAATATGAGAAGTATCGCGGCGGCGGAATGCCGGGGGCAGTGGATGTGGATCTGGGGCTTGATGACAGTGCGCTGGACACAGAATTTTCCATTGGTGGTACTGAACTGCTGCTGTTTAAGCAGATGGGCAAAGCCACGGTGGATGGCATCCAGTTGCGCTTTACCGGCTCTATCCAGCGTGACGATACCGGGGAAGTGCAGGCCGTGGAGCTTGTGGTGCGTGGACGTCACAAAGAAGTGGATTCCGGTGAGTGGAAGACGGGCGAAAGTAACACCACCAAAGTGACCAGTACCAACAGCTACGCGAAGCTGACCATCAATGGTGAGGTGCTCTATGAAGTGGACCTTATCAACATGGTGGAAATTGTGGACGGTGTGGACCTGATGGAAGCGCACCGCAACGCCCTCGGCCTCTGATGTATCTGAACGGCGCGGGATTCCGCGCCAGAACCCAATTTACAGGACAACAAAATGAGCGATAAGCAGACTGAAAAGACCATTCAACTGGATACCCCTATCAAGCGCGGTAAAACAGAAATTACCGAAATTGTGCTGCGTAAACCGCAGTCCGGAGCGCTGCGCGGTACACGCCTGCAGGCCATTATGGATATGGATGTGAACGCGATGATGACCGTGATCCCCCGCATCTCCAGTCCGGCACTGACTGCACAGGAAATTGCAGAGATGGACCCGGCAGATCTCACTGCCATGTCGGTTGAGGTTGTCACTTTTTTGTTGAAGAAGTCGGTGCTTGCCGGTTTACCGATAGCCTGACGGTTGACGATCTGGTGGCTGATATCGCCACCATCTTTCACTGGCCGCCATCCGTTACTGACGTTATGCCGCTGACCGAAGTGCTGGAATGGCGGTATAAAGCGATTCAGAGAAGCGGGGCCAACGATGAGTGATAATAACCTGCGCCTGCAGGTCATTCTTAATGCGGTTGACAAACTCACCCGCCCATTCCGTGCTGCACAGGCCAGTTCGAAAGAGCTGGCTGGCGCAATTCAGAATACCCGAAACAGCCTCAAAGAACTGAATAAGCAGGCTGGCAGAATTGATGAATTTCGCAAGACGCGCTCGCAACTAGCCATAACAGCCAACAACCTGAACGCAGCCCGCGAAGAGGCGGCAAAACTCGCCACACAATTTGCTGCCACTAACAGGCCAACCGCCGCGCAGGCAAAGTTATTCAGTCAGGCCAAAACACGAGTACAGGAACTTCAGCAGACCTATAACGGCTTGTTGGGGGCGGTCCAGAGACAACGTCAGGCACTTAAAGAATCAGGGATTGATACCAGACAACTCAGTAGTGCCCAGCGAGAACTTAAGAAAAATGCTGAAGAAACAAGGCAGGCACTGGAGGGCCAGCAAAAAGCACTTAAACGTCTGGGTGAACAACAGGCACGGATGAACGCTGCCAGAGAACAATACTCAAGACGGCTTGAAGTGCGCGATCGCATCGCAGGAGCCGGAGCCACTACCACGGCTGCAGGGCTGGCAATGGGTGCGCCAGTGATGGCGGCAGTAAAAAGCTATACCAGCATGGAAGATGCCATGAAAGGTGTGGCAAAGCAGGTCAATGGTCTGCGTGACGATAATGGCAACCGCACTGCACGTTTTTATGAAATGCAGGATGCCATCAAGGCTGCCAGCGAACAGTTGCCGATGGAAAACGGTGCGGTGGACTTCGCTGCACTGGTTGAAGGTGGTGCGCGCATGAACGTCGCAAACCCTGACGACAGCTGGGAAGACCAGAAACGTGACCTGCTGGCCTTCGCCAGTACGGCAGCAAAGGCGGCAACAGCCTTTGAGCTGCCAGCGGATGAACTGTCAGAAAGTCTGGGGAAAATCGCCCAGCTCTACAAAATACCTACCCGCAATATTGAACAGCTCGGCGATGCGCTGAACTATCTGGATGATAACGCCATGTCGAAAGGGGCGGACATCATTGATGTTATGCAACGTCTGGGCGGTGTGGCTGACCGTCTGGATTATCGTAAAGCGGCGGCACTGGGGTCCACCTTTCTGACACTGGGCGCTGCGCCGGAGGTTGCAGCCAGTGCAGCAAACGCGATGGTGCGTGAATTGTCCATTGCCACCATGCAAAGCAAGAGTTTCTTTGAAGGGATGAATCTGCTGAAACTCAATCCTGAAGTGATTGAAAAGCAGATGACGAAGGATGCGATGGGAACTATCCAGCGTGTGCTGGAGAAGGTGAACGCACTGCCGCAGGACAAGCGTCTGTCTGCCATGACCATGTTGTTTGGCAAAGAGTTTGGTGATGATGCAGCGAAACTGGCAAACAACCTTCCGGAACTGCAGCGCCAGCTAAAACTGACAGCGGGCAATGATGCGCTCGGTTCCATGCAGAAAGAATCCGACATCAACAAGGACTCACTTTCCGCTCAGTGGTTGCTGGTCAAAACCGGAGCGCAGAACACCTTCAGCAGCCTGGGCGAAACGCTGCGCCAGCCGCTGATGGATATTCTGTACACGGTAAAAAGCATCACGGGGGCGTTGCGCCGCTGGGTGGAAGCTAACCCGGAACTGACAGGCACACTGATGAAAGTAGCGGCTGTTGTGGCTGCGGTTACCGTAGGCCTCGGCACCTTAGCGGTGGCGCTGGCTGCAGTGCTGGGGCCGCTGGCAGTCATCCGTCTGGGATTCTCTGTGCTGGGTATCAAAACGTTACCTTCCGTTACGGCAGCAGTAACACGAACCAGCAGCGCGTTGTCCTGGTTAGCTGGCGCTCCACTGGCACTGCTGCGACGCGGGCTTGCTTCATCGGGCAACGCAGCGGGTTTACTTACTGCGCCGTTGTCGTCTTTGCGCCGCACCGCATCACTGACGGGGAATGTCCTGAAAACTGTAGCAGGTGTGCCGGTTGCACTGTTGCGGTCTGGATTATCCGGTTTACGTGCTGTTGCTATGATGTTTATGAATCCACTGGCAGCACTACGCGGTGGACTGGCTGCCGCAGGCGCGGTGCTGCGAGTACTGGCATCCGGTCCGCTGGCGATGCTGCGCGTTGCCCTGTATGCCATATCTGGTCTGTTAGGTGCTCTGCTCAGTCCGATAGGTCTTGTGGTTACTGCACTGGCGGGCGTGGCGCTGGTTGTCTGGAAATACTGGCAACCCATCACCGCATTTCTCGCTGGTGTGGTGGAAGGATTCAAAGCGGCGGCAGGTCCTATCAGTGCTGCATTCGAACCACTTAAGCCTGTGTTTCAGTGGATTGGCGACAAAGTGCAGGCGCTGTGGGGCTGGTTTACTGATCTGCTGACGCCCGTTAAGTCGACCTCTGCCGAACTGCAGAGCGCAGCGGCAATGGGGCGACGATTCGGGGAGGCACTGGCGGAAGGGCTGAATATGGTCATGCATCCGCTGGACTCCCTGAAATCCGGCGTTTCCTGGTTGCTGGAGAAACTCGGCATTGTCAGTAAAGAGGCTGCAAAGGCGAAACTGCCGGAAAGCGTGACGCGTCAGCAACCTGCGACGGTGAATGCAGACGGTAAAGTGATGATGCCATCGGGTGGTTTTCCGTCATGGGGATATGGCTTTGCGGGGATGTATGACAGCGGCGGCTATATCCCGCGCGGGCAGTTTGGCATCGTCGGTGAAAACGGGCCGGAAATTGTTAACGGCCCGGCAAATGTGACCAGCCGGAGAAATACAGCTGCACTGGCTGCCGTTGTTGCCGGAATGATGGGCGTTGCTGCCGCGCCAGCAGAGCTTCCACCGTTGCACCCTTTGGCACTTCCCGCGAAAGGTGGAGAAGCAATTGTGAGTCGCGCAGCCACTGTGCCGCCCGTTTACAGGATTGAGGCACCGACGCAGATCATCATCCAGACGCAGCCAGGACAAAGTGCGCAGGATATTGCGCGGGAGGTGGCCCGCCAGCTTGATGAACGTGAACGCAGGCTGAAGGCAAAAGCCAGGAGTAACTACAGCGATCAGGGGGGATACGACGCATGATGATGGTGCTGGGATTGTACGTGTTTATGCTGCGCACCGTTCCGTATCAGGAACTGCAGTATCAACGCAGCTGGCGACATGCGGCAAACAGCCGGGTAAACCGTCGTCCGTCCACGCAGTTTCTGGGACCGGACAACGACATGCTGACGCTTTCTGGTGTTCTTATGCCGGAGATAACGGGCGGCAGGCTGTCGTTGCTGGCACTGGAGCAGATGGCAGAACAGGGGAAAGCATGGCCCCTGATTGAAGGCAGCGGCACGATTTACGGCATGTATGTGATTGAGGGACTGAATCAGACTAAAACGGAGTTTTTCCGCGACGGTATGCCGCGCCGGATTGAGTTCACCCTGTCGCTCAAACGAGTGGATGAATCCCTGTCCGATATGTTCGGTGATCTCAGTGCGCAACTGAATAATCTGCAGGACACGGCAACGTCTGCCTTAAGCGATATCAGTAAAACGGTGGGAGGGCTGCTGTCGTGAATTTCAGCTCTGAACTGCTTAACAAAGGCAACAAAACTCCCGCATTCAGCATCAGTATTGAGGGCAGGGATATCACCACTGTGCTGGATAACCGCCTGATGAGTTTGACTCTGACGGACAATCGGGGCTTTGAAGCGGACCAGCTTGATCTGGAGCTGGACGACGCCGACGGAAAAATCGTGCTGCCGCGCCGTGGTGCGGTCATTACGCTGGCGCTGGGCTGGAAGGGGCAGCCGCTTTTCCCTAAAGGGGCATTCACGGTGGACGAGATTGAACACACTGGCGCACCGGACCGCCTGACTATCCGGGCGCGAAGTGCTGATTTTCGGGAAACGCTGAATACCCGTCGTGAAAAGTCGTGGCACAAGACCACCGTCGGGGAAGTGGTGAAGGAAATAGCCGCGCGGCACAAGCTGAAGATGGCACTGGGTAAAGACCTGTCGGATAAGCCCGTGGTACATATAGACCAGACCAATGAGAGTGACGGCAGTTTTCTGATGCGGCTGGCGCGCCAGTACGGTGCTATTGCGTCGGTGAAAAATGGCAATCTGTTATTCGTCCGGCAGGGACAGGGCAAAAGCGCCAGCGGTAAACCTCTGCCGGTGATCACTATCACACGCAAGGACGGCGACAGTCACCGCTTTACCCTGGCAGATCGCGGAGCCTATACGGGCGTAATTGCCAGTTGGTTGCATACCCGCGAACCCGCGAAGAAAGAAAGCACCACGGTGAAGCGTAAGCGCAGGACCGCAAAGCAGAAGAAAGAGCCGGAAGCGAAGCAGGGCGATTACCTGGTGGGTACGGATGAAAACGTGCTGGTACTTAATCGCACCTATGCTAATCGGAGTAACGCCGAACGGGCAGCGAAAATGCAGTGGGAACGCCTGCAACGCGGCGTTGCGTCATTCTCGCTACAACTGGCGGAAGGGCGGGCAGATCTCTACACGGAAATGCCAGTGAAAGTCAGTGGCTTTAAACAGCCGATAGATGATGCGGAATGGACCATTACGACTCTGACGCATACCGTCAGCCCGGATAACGGTTTTACGACCAGTCTGGAGCTTGAAGTGAGGATTGATGATTTCGAAATGGAATGATTCTTCGCAATGGAGAACTTTTAAGTTTGCAAAATGGAATAATGCGGTATCATTATTGTGAATTTAGCAAAAATGGGGAGAACTCGAAAAATGATGATTTGCCCACTGTGTGGAAGTGCCGCCCATACTCGCAGCAGTTTTCAGGTATCTTCATTGACCAAAGAGCGTTACAACCAGTGCCAGAACATTAACTGCAGCCATACTTTTGTTACCCATGAAACTTTTGTTCGTTCGATTGCAACGCCAAAAGAGTCAAATCCGGTTCAGCCGCATCCAATGAAATCAGGACAGGTGGCGCTCTCTCTTTGACGCTGCCGCCATTTTGCCGCCATCGTTAAAAAACAGTGCTTTTAACATCATGATTTTAAACAGCATAAATTTCAGGCAACAAAAAACCCACCAACCTTGAACCGAAATGGCGGGGTTGATGGGCTCCACAAAATGGGGACATCAAAGAAAA